ATAGTTTCACCTTGCGGATGTTTGCGTTTGCCGACCGGGCTTATACGACACTTCGTACCTTCAACTAGCTTGAGCAATGCCTGTTGCACTCCTTCACCACTAACATCACGGGTAATACTTGCATTCTCACTCTTGCGAGAAATCTTATCAATCTCATCAATGAATACGATTCCCCTTTCTGCTAGCTTAACATCATTGTCAGCTAAAGCCAATAGCATCGAAATCATACTTTCTACATCTTCACCTACATATCCTGCTTCAGTGAGGTTAGTCGCATCTGCAACTACAAAAGGAACATTGAGATATTTTGCTACGGACCTAGCGAGCAAGGTTTTACCTGATCCGGTTGGACCAATTAAAAGCACATTACCTTTTTGGATTTCAAGATTCTTAGGTGGATGATTGATACGCTTGTAGTGATTGGATATTGCAACAGCTAAAACTTCTTTTGCTGAATTCTGACCTATGACCAAACTATCCAAATGTTCTTTGATGCTATATGCATCAAACCTATTGTCTTCGATTGGAGTTACATTATCGTGTGAGTCATCTGCTAGTAATTGATTGCATAAAGCAATACAATTGCTACAGATCGAAACATCATCTCCTATTATAAGCTTGGTTACTTGTTCTTTATGATTACTACAAAAAGAGCAGTGTTGTATTTTTTTATCAGTCATGCTCTTTTACTTATCCCGTGTTTTGGATACCTTGAAGATATTCTTCAATCTGTACCTTTTCATTTTCAGAGAGTAGTTCGATATCGTATTCACCTGATTCGATCTTTTCTACCAGATGGCGAATATATTCTTCATCATATAGGTAGGAATCAGTTGTATCTTTATTTATTTCGATCCACTTCTCACCGTTGAATTTGAACACCTTATTGGGAAGGATATCTACCCGGACAAAGATATCAGCCTTCTTTGCAAATTTAGGAAACTCTGTTCCAAAATTGGTATTGCTTTTATTTTCAAGATCAGGCTTTGCTGAGAACAGATCAGGGTACAATCCAACTAGTGCATTCTTGCTAACAGATTTGCCTTTGATCTGAACATAACCTGCATCATTCTCATGGAAAGTAACACCTTCAGTTTCTAATCTATCAGTTTCTTCATCAGATCCGACTTCACTCGGTTCCAATTCATCCACATTTGAATCTGCATCGGTATGATGTGCTTCGTCATCATCTTGTCTACTTCTGTCATCTGGTCTAGAATTAATTTTCTGTACAATTTTAATAGCATCAATGGGATCCTCTTTAATATCTTTTATCTTTGTGGCAGAAAGCATTTCTAAAAATTCTTTATCTACCGCAGTGTCGCATGTTCCGCAGCATTCAGGGGTACCGCATTTATCATGCACTATTTCTTCTTCCTGAACCGGTTCAATTTTAGGTTCATCTTTTTCTTCTTCTAACGCTTTAGCTCTCTCATCTTCCTCAAGCCACTTATAGCTACTCTGGGCGGCGAGGACAAGCGTGAGCGCAAGGGGATCGAATACAAACACAATAAGAATGATCACCCACCGTACTGCACGTTCTAGCAGATTCGCATCCGGATTATCACCGTAAATCAGAGCAGCAATATATTTGATTGGACCGACTTCAGCTTCCACCTTCCTGATTTGTGCACGAATAGGGGCAGACTCTTCATTCTGCTTAGCAATGATATTTTGTGAAGTCTCGATTTCTTTGTTCAGACGCTCACGTTCAGCAGATTGCTGCCTACGAACGGCGACAGACCTGTTTGCTCCCTTATCATCTGTGGTGCGTCCCAGAATCTGATCTACCTGGGAATCCATCTGTTGCAGTGCTTTCTTATCGGCAGCAATTGTATCTTTTGCGTTCTGGATTCTTTGATCATACACGGCTACTTTAGACTGCACATCACCACTTACTAGAACTTGATCACTATGCGACTTAGATAAGAATCCGAAAATACCCATGCTAGTCAACAATGCAAGAGAAATGACCGCAGGAATGAGATACAGCTTCATCGCTATACCTGCCCTATTCCAATAGTTATGCAACCATACAGTAGTTATTACCTTTGCAAATTCCAGCGACCCTCCCATTATGGTAATAGGGACGATTGCCGCAGAAAAAATAGCAACCAATCCCTGGATAGAATACCATGCAGCGATGCCGCTCAGTGAAGCAGCCACGAGCAATGTCAATGTAGCGAAACTGAATATTTTCTTATTTAGTGTCATCATATATTTATTATTTTTCCCCTGATTCTATTTTATAAAAAGATGGCCGTAGGTATCGATAAACTCATCAAGACTCATTATCAACTTTCTAGGAATGCCAGGACCTTGCCTAACATTAAATGTGACAAATGGACCGGTATCACGGCGCTTGACTTGCACCACTTGAATACTATCACCGTCTTCAAACACGTAAGAAAGGTCACGCAGCTTTTCAGCCCACTCCGCAGTGACCTTTTCCATATCCTCATCATCTTCCATTATTCACTCCTCATCCCAATTATGTGTTGCGGCTTTCCAGTATCTCTCGTAGCGACTTTCATCACTTATCATCCCTGAATCGCACAAAACGCGGGAAACGCAGTGAGTAGGTACCGTCCTGATTCTGAGTTACAGCATTAGTCATAATCTTTTTATAGCAGAGAGTTTAGACAAAATCAATCAGATTGGGATAAATAAAAGTGTAGTTCGCGGAGGTGAGATTCCCAACTACTCTAACAGTTATTAAGGAACTATCAGCTATGACTATTTATAATATCCCCTACACCTATCAGATTATTTGGACTGCGACCGGCATGAAGTATTACGGAGTGCGGTACGCAAAAGATTGTAATCCTAATGATCTTTGGAAAACATATTTTACCTCAAGCACCGCAGTAGCAGACTATGTAAAAGAATACGGTGACCCGGATATTATCCAAATCCGTAAAACTTTTTCGGGACATGATGCAGTGCTAAAGGCCCGAGCATGGGAACACACAGTGCTTCGCCGGCTGAAAGTGATAAGAAGACTGGATTTCTTAAACCAAAGCGATGCTCGTTCAATATGTCCAGTTGCCTCATCAAAGGCTAGAACAGGAGTCTCGCCTGGAAATAAAGGAAAACCGCAAGCTGATAGTATCAAGGATAAAAAACGCAAACCAAAACCCGTAGTTATGTGCCCGCATTGTGGCAAACACGGCGGAGTTTCTGCTATGTATAGACACCATTTTAATAACTGCGGACTAGGCATCACAGAGAAAACCCTTACTAAAATAAAGGATACTAATCACCAAAAAGGCATACGTCCTGTAGTAGAAAAGCTACGCAATCTAAAGAAACTAATACCCAGAGAGCAAGCACGACAACTGGATCTAGTCGCTAATATAAAAGAAGGATGGTATCAACTTTCGGATGAAGTCATACAAAATGCAGTGGATGTATACGAAGATTACTTGTCATAGCGAAAGGTCTTAAATCTGGGAAACCGCAAGCTGTATGACCCGTTTTGGTTAAGTGTAACCGCATCAGCCATAACTACTGCGGTACGACCGATTACATCGCTTTGATTATCCCAATATTCTTGTCGCTCAACGTCCGTAAATCCGCTACCTACATTAACTACGATGTGTTTTTCATCATCCTCACCTTCGCAGACTAATGCTCCCATTCGTCCCTTATTCTTACCTGTGCCAGGTTCAACACCGATAACAGTGAGATCGTAATCATGCACCGGTTTATACTTCATCCAGTCAGTGCTACGCTTGCACACGTAAGGAGCTTCAAGATTCTTGATCATGATGCCTTCGAATCCTGCATTGACCATGTCCTTAGCATAACGCTCAAGCTGGTTCTTACCTTCAGCAGTGTCGAGGTCTACCATCAGATGCGGAAGCAGTTCAGCACTGGGCATTTTGTCAAACGCAGATTGCATAGCTTCAAGCAGCGCGATACGTTTGCTCAACTGTGCATTCCAATAGCCACGCTTAAAATCAGCAATAGGGAGAATGTCAAACACATGGAACACACTGTCTTCAGCAGCAACATCTTCCTTACGACGAGCCTGACGCATCAGCTCCTGAAAGCTGTTGCCGACGACTTCACCGTCAAGCACAAAACCCTGCTTGAGAATGCCGCTAGACAGACCGGCTACCTTATCAGCAGCGGCGATAAGTTCTGCAATGTTGTCACGAACCTGATTTTCGATATGTGAGAAGTTCTCAAAAATCTTACCGTTACGACTATAACAAACAATAGAAGTAATATCATGAGCGGGATTATTTACTACCAGCAGGACACGCACACCATCCAGCTTAGGTTCAAGCCGTTTGGTACCGCACATCTCAGGGCGGCCCTCAGAGTTAGTCGCAAGCTGGCAACTAAACACGGGAATCTCATATTCAGTCTTCTTAACGATCTTGTTGATGGTAGTTGTGCTTACGCCGCAACGCATATCACGACGAAGGATAGGAGCGAGAAACAGATTCCACTCCTGACTGTCAAAGCGTTCAGAAAGATCAGCAATAGCATCACGAGCGGCATGCCCAGTCAGACTACGTACAGAAAGGTCTTTCAGA